CAACTTTCCACCTGGTTTTAAGACCCTATAGATATCGGTTAAGATGTTAAATCTAATTTTATGTACACAAATATGCTGAAAGCAGATTACGGCGAATACAACATCGTAGACATCGTTAGCAATAGCAGAAAGATTGTCGCCACTAGTCACATACAGGTTTGGTTCGGTAATGTTGTTTGCTTTGACATTGATGCGTGCTTTTTCAATATTGACATAAGAAATATCTATTCCATCAACCCGTTCAAATCTGTCTGAAAACTTAACCAGGTTTCTTCCCGGTCCACATCCATACTCAAGAGCGATAAGGCCATTGGTTTGAAAGTCCTTGAATAGGAAATTGTCATAGTCTGACCAGTTGTTGTGTGCGTCATACGAGCCGACAACTGGGTCTCTAAAATCAAGCGACCATTTTGATGCATATTCGTCATAATACGAATTTTGCATTCCTAGGTAATCGTCTTTTTCCTTACTCATTTGTTGTTTTCTAGGTAGTAATTCAGGTCTTCTGGCGTTCCAATTCCCCACATTTTGGGGACCTCTTTAATCCGAATCTTTTTTCCATCCCCAATAGCTTCGTTAAATACTGGACAAACATAAAACTCATTATTGGTTCGGATGTCTTTTTGAATCATTTGATTGGCATATTTAACATAATCAGAGCCATGCTTCCAATAGTAAATGCCAACAGTTGCATTGTCTGAAATTGGGTTCTTTTCGGCAACTTCACACACAAGACCGTCGTCACCAATCTTTGCATAAGACCACTTTGGATGGGTTGCCTTAAAGGTAAGAATTCCACCGTCTACACCTTCTGCGCCAAATGCATACAAGCACTCGTTGCTATTCCAATCTACTATTTGGTCAGAGTTTGCCATCAACAGTGGTTCGTCATTATCTATTAAATTAGATGCAAGCAGGGTTGTGCAAGCAGCACCTTCTGTCAATCCGTCAACCAAAACAATGTCACAATTTGGTTTAATAAGACCCAATACTTGTTTTAAATTGTATTTTTCGTAGTGTTCTTTTTGTACTAAAAAAATAAAGTGAGCATCAATATTTAAGTTTTCTACAACGACTTGAATCATTGGTTTTCCATTAACCTCAATTAATGGTTTTGGAAACGTATAGCCAGCCTGTGTAAACCGAGAACCAGCGCCAGCCATTGGTATTAAAACATTCATTTTTTCATTCCTCCACGCAACAGGCCTTTTGCCTCTGTTCTCTATTTCCTCAACGAAACGCATTAAACGTTCCTTATTTAGGTCTGCAGCATTCTTTATTGCATGAAGGTTGGCGCCAGAACTAAGCGCGCCTTCTCTGCCGATATGAGAATCTTCAATAATTATAGTATTAGCGGGAGTTGAATCTAGGGAAACAATGCACTGCCAGTACATTTCTGGGTGTGGTTTGTGGTGTTTGACGTCCTCGTTGCTCATGATGTATCCGACGTACTTGAGAATCCCAATGGCGTCGAGAGTCGTAATTACGGTTTCACGAATTGCGTTGCTTGCTACTGCAATCTTCCATCCTCGTTGTTTAAGTGTTTGCATTATGTCTATAGCAACATAATTTTTTGGAAATTCAGAAAGTATTCTTAATGTTGCGGCTTGTTTGTCTTCCCAAATTTGTTGATGTTTTAATTCAGGTAGTCCTTTATCTTGAGAAAGCATTTTTAATTTTGTCGTGGTTCCCAGTCCGTCGTATCTAGACAAATGCTCATCTCTTGTTATTACGTATTTTGGGTCAACTCTGCTTAGTGCAATATTTAACGAGTCGAAGTGAACGTCTCTTGATTCAATCAAGACTCCGTCTAGGTCAAATATTGCAAGAAAATTGCTATTCATTTGGATTTGGTCCTGCATGTCTATGCCATTTGTTGTGGCGCACGATGCTCTTGCCATTGCATTTCATTACGTATTTATTTCGAACGCGCATTGACCACTCGACGTCCTCTTCTTCATTCCATCCGCGAGATTCATCCAAGGGCTCTTCAATCATGACGTGCTTTTTAATTATAAAAAACCCACCAGATATATACATGTACTGAGTTTGTGTCCAGTCATTATAGTCAAGCGACCATGCGCGTCCGTGGCTCGGCTTATCCCAGAGGGACCAATCCATTGGGTTTCTTGCACCAGTGATTAGATATTGTGGACAGGAACAAATATCCCAATTGGTACCAAAAGATTTAAATTCTTCATACCATCTAGTGTCAAAAACATGATAGTCATGCATTAGAACTATGTTTTCATACTTGGCGTTTTGAACAAGTATGTTCTTTTTTCTAGTAATCCATCTTGATTTGATTGATTCATCAAAATCAATTTTGACTATATCTGAGCCACTAATTTTGCTTGAATCACCGCCGCCGACAAACAGTATTTCGTATTCAGGAATATCAAGAGAGCGGATGCTGTTTATTATTTGTTTTAATCTATCTATGTCTTCATAAACAGTTATTATTCCAAAAGTAAAGGCAATCTCTTTCATAATTTTTATTTTGGCTATAAATTTTCTAACATATGATGAAAAGTGGCGTTCCAATCAGCGCCTCTTTTTTCCATTGTAAAATTTTGTAAATTTTCATAATTTACTTCTATTTCATCTTTTCTTTTAGAAGCATCTAATAACTCATCTAAATGATATATCCACTCATCTGCCGTGCTAGCTACTCTTCCGACGCCACTTGCTGCTAATTTGGCATATTCGGCAATATTGGTTGCAATAAAAGGGACTCCAGCAGCCGCATACTCTAGCCCTTTAATATATGATTTCGCATGATTAAAAGGTATATCCCTCAAGGGAGCTACACCTATATCTATATCTTTAAAAAGAGATGGGTACTTAGATATAGGTACTAGGGGTTTTAGTTGCGCAACACATTCGCTAGGGATTCTAAGCTGAAGATTAGCGGCGATGGCATCTTCTTGATGCCCGGAATGCGTAAAACCCAATTTACGTTCTTCTATGTATTGACCAATGAATCCAGAAAGTTGTTCTAGGTCTCTTGACCTATAGTTTGTTGCACCAACCCATCCAATATTTAGATGTTTATTCTTTTTGAATTTATTTCTTTTCCATCTTGGTAAGTCAATACCGTTTAGGACCATATATACGTTATTTCTTTTGCTTGCATAGTAATTAAATAAATATGGGGTTGAAGTTATGACGGCATCGGCGGCCATAATTATTTGAGCATAAATTTCTCGGTTATAATCAGGATGAAATTCTTTGCTCGTTAAATAATATGCTTTATTAGCTTTATCTAATTCATCGTGAGCGTCGTCAATGTCTACGACAATTTTTTGGCCTAATGCTTTAGCTTTAGGTATGCCCTCCAAAACCTCTCTATGCATTAGCAATTTAAATACGATAATATCCCAGCCGTGTATTGCATCCCCATTGGAGAGCATTAAACCAAAACCATTAGTTTTACTAAATCCGGGAAACCCAACAGTGGATGTCCAGCCATGTTTCTTTAATTCATCCGATGGTAATTTGCACCTATACCAAGCGCACCCGCTTGGTTCAATTGGGTTAATGCCCAAAGACCAATCATGAGTTAAGAAAGCCACTGAAGGTTTTTTTGACATAAGTTCACTCTAATCGATTCTTTATGTTGTGGTAAACTTTGAACAGGACCGAATACGTCCAGGAGGAAAAATGAGCGTAGCATTCATCAAGCAAGTAGTTGAGCAAGCAGCAAAAACATTCGTGACCGCATATCTTGGTGCATGGGTGGCGGCAGGCTCGAGTTTTGATGCTTTGACCGACACAAGCAACCTTAAAATTGGTGTTACTGCAGTAGCAGCATCGATTGCGATGAGCATGGGTCTAAAGAAGGTTGGTTCAAATAAGGACTCTGTTTCAGTACTTTAATCTGAAACTGTCCGTAGGGACAGGGGTTCCTAATCTACAATCTTTTAGGTCTTTGATTAGGAGAGCGCGTCCGTGATTGCTGGTGTCTATAACATAACAATAGAGCAGGGCTCTACTTTTGGACGCCTTATTTCTATTGAACAGCCAGACTTAGTCGCAGACCCCACAGGTCAAACTTTTGAAAATTTTAGTTTGGCAGGCTTTACTGCTCGGATGCACATTCGCAGAACTATTGACACAGCATCACCAATGATTACCTTGACCACCGAGAATGGTCGGATAGCAATTAACCCCAACATTGCTGGGTCGCCTACTAAAAATAACGAAATTTCTTTGATGATTACCGCCGCCGATACGGCAACCATCACAACCAGTGGGGTTTATGACCTAGAAATCATAAGTGCTGGTGGAACGGTGTCGAAAGTTATTCGCGGCGATGTTACTTTGATACCTGAGGTCACTAGATGAGCAACGTACCTAATCAGGTTTACATTAACCAAGACACCGCTAATCAAGTAATTGTCAATCAAGATTCCCCAAACCTTGTAACCGTTAGGGCAAATTCTGGTGCAGCCAATACTCGCCGTCATGAACATGTTCAAGGGCAAGCTTCGACCACTTGGGTAATTACTCATACGTTGGGTGGCAAACCTTCAGTAACGATTGTCGATTCTGCGGATACACACGTTGTTGGTGATGTAATATATAACAGCACGACTCAAATCACGGTTAATTTTTCAGCGGCGTTTTCGGGTAAGGCTTATCTCACATAAGGAAGTAAAATGGCACAAAAATTTCTTACAAATATAAACCTTAATCAAAACCAACTGATTAATGCCACCTTTGAAAAACTTGCCACCAACCCAGCGGATGGCAACTTTGAAGGTCGGATGTACTTCAATACTGCAACCGACACCATTTTCGTCTATACGGGTTCAGCGTGGAAATCTATCCCACACACCATTGTTTCTGGTGGCGGCGCAGGAATTGAAGAAGCGCTTACGGTTTCTGAATCCAACGGCACGATTACTCTCACTCTCAATGTTGCTGATACAGATAGCGCTGGTTTGTTGCCTGCATCCTTCTGGCAAATGCTCAATGATGCAACATCAGAGGCAACTGCTTCCAAACTTGTAAAACGTGATGGTAACGGCAATGCAAAAGTTGCTACACCTACAGATGCGGCGCACATTGCCACTAAGGGTTATGTTGATGCCGCTCGCCAAGGTCTTGATGTCAAGCAGTCAGTAAGAGTTGCAACTACTGCCCCAATCAATCTTGCTGCCGACCTTGAGGCTGGAGACTTAATTGACGGAGTCACACTTGTTGCTGGTGACCGTGTTCTTGTTAAGAATCAAAGCACCGCTACAGAGAACGGCATTTATGTTGCCGTTGCTTCTGGCGCTGCTTCTCGTTCATCTGATGCAAACGGAACAGCCGACACTGGTGAACTAAAGCCAGGAACATTTACTTTCGTTGAAGAAGGTACGGTCAACTCCGATAAAGGCTTTGTTATCTCGACCAACGGAACAATCACCGTTGGTTCTACGGCAATTGCTTGGACACAGTTCTCGGGCGCTGGTTCATTTACTGCTGGCGACGGACTTTCACAAAGTGGCAACACAATCAATGTCAACGTCGTTGCTAATAGAACAGAAATTAATGGTGATGCAGTAGACATTGCGTCTACTTATGTTGGTCAAAATAGCATTACAACACTCGGAACAATTACAACGGGTGTTTGGAATGGCACGGATGTC